TGGATTATTAACCCCGCTTCAAAGTATAAAGTAGAACCACCACAATTAAAAACCCTAGTACCCGTAAATGTAGAATCTATTGTGACAAGATTTAAATAACGTGTATTAACACCAAAGTTTATTTCTTGTTGGGCTACTGATGTAAAGAAAAGTGCGTCGTCATTTCCTGTTTGTAGCCAATCAGCCGGAAGGCTACTTGCTAGTGAAGAACCATTTGAAGTAGTAGACCAATTATTAGCAACCATAGGGTCAGTAGATGCCGCACCAACCCACCAATAATTTGTCATATTTTACCCTCTTTAATCTTGATAAAGAGAGCCGGACAATTGCGAGCCGGTTGTTGTTCCCCCGACTCTTGATGCTGTTGTTCCCGATTTAAACGCACTACCACCCTTCTCTTCTATCGCTGCTAAAGCGTCTTGTGCTGATTTCTCAAAAGACGCTAATTGTTTATTGTATCGAATGTCAGATGTACCTTGTTCTTTTTGTGGAAATACAGCAGGTATAGTATCTATTAATACTCTTAGACAATCTACACAAACTAAAAACTTTACTGCACTTTCTTTTAAGGTATCAGTAGGTGCGCCTGTAGTATCTACACCAAAGTATTCTGCTACTCTTGCTTTTTTGTTTACTTCTGCTGTACGAATGGTAATATATTCTGTGATTGTACCATTGTTTAGACCTCTAGGTCTATTAAGTAAATCTCTAATATTATCCGTTGTGATTGCCATCTCCAAACCTCTCCCTGTAATCTAACGGTACGTCAAGCACTATATTGTTTGATGAAGGTTTGGTTGCTCGGCCTAGTACTACTACAAGTTTAGTAGCAATAATTTTTTGAGCCATTTCGCTATTTGGAATCCAATAAGGTTTCTTCGCACTTCTACTTAACAAAGACATAGGGTGATTAGCGTATCTTCTACCACCGTTCTTATGCGCCCTTATTAACCATCCCGGTCCGGGCAAATAATTATCTAATCTAAATTGCATATCTTCTATATTACCACTTTCGGGCAAAGGAATACCTGCTTCTTTTAATGCAGATGCAAGTTTAGCCTTAGAAGGTTTCTTTGGCTTCGCCTTAGCGACTTTTTTATCACTCATTCATTCACCTTTTAGTCTCAAGGGTTAGAATATCCAAGTACGAATACATGGACTGCCGGTGCTGTATCATCAGATGATGTAGATGTGACCTTAAGAGTACCACCTGCACTAATCTTGTAGTGTGCGTCATCTATCTCACCACATCTTACGACATCTTTATCACCTGCTGTTCCTGTGACAAAAGCATCAGTAATAGCGTCAGTTCCGTTAAGAACCTGTAGGCTGTTAGAGTTATCTCCACCATCTGCTAAAAGATGGGACCAAACATCAACAACCTCTAAGTTTCTATCTACGGTTAGTGAAACGCTTTCTGTTGCGCCACCATCTACTGCTATTTTGTAAAGGATAGGTATAGACCCACCTGTACCACCATTAGAGACTTGCTTTGTGTTAAGTCCTGTCATTAGGTTTTGGAGTTTACGGTTAATAGGCATTTATTTTAGCCCCCTTAAGCCCTTACGCCTGTAATCTTACAGATTCGGTTGTTCTTACCTGCTGCTGCACCATCTTGCATTTCGTGGATAACGCTACCCATGTAAGATGTTAATAGCCAATCAAAACCGACTCCCGGTAGACGTGTTAATTCTGTCTCTTGGAATCCCGGTCCGTTGTATGTAAAGAACTCTGCTGTTTCTGCACCCGGTATAAGTAGTAGACCATCGTTTACCAATGCGCTACTAGCCCCGAAATCTCTTGTGTAGTAAATTGTTAGGTTTGCGATTCTACCCAAGTGTTGTTGTAGAGACTCGACTACGTTTCCGTATAGAGTAGTGTTAAGCATAGCACTTCTCTTGTCAGCAGGTAATACAAGAGCCATTGGCTCATTACCGCTAACCTTTGCGTTAGCAAAGATTAAGTCCATAGCGTCTAGCAAGTCTTTTTCCTCGTCTGCTGATGCACTACCGAATGTTGATGTTGCTGCTTGTGATTGTCCATTACCTGCCATCAATTTTGTTAGGATGTGGTTGTCTATTAAGTCTGCACGACCTCTTACAACAGCCATTTGTTGCCTGTCAATGTTCTCAAAGGATTCGCCACGTAGTCTTACTGCGTCTAGGAAAGTTACACGACCTTGACCCTTCTCAAGTTTAACTGTGTAGTTTGCTGTTCCGATGTTTGTTGGGTCTGTTAGAGCAACGTCATCAATTGGATAAGCGAATGTACCTGTCACTCCGGTGTACCACTTAAACTCTAACCAAGGAACGGTTCTTACACCAACCAAATCAGTCGCTATTGCGATTGTGTTAGACTGTAATTGAATGAAATCTCTTAGAGTCTGTTCTAAAACCGCATCTCCTACTGAGAACGGGCCTGTTGCTGCTTCTACATTTAATATTTCTTCTAGTGTGTTATTTACCATTTTATTCACCTCAATTTATTTGCTATATCTAACAAGATACAGGAATAAAGTCTCCCGATGCGATTGCACCTTCTCCACCAAAGTAGTACCCTACGAATACTGCTGAATTGGTTGCGTCATTTACTGTGACTGTTCCGTTGTCGGAAGCAGTCTGTGAAACATATACAGACATTCCGAACTTAGGTGCTGCTGTTGCTGCACCCGCTTTAAGATAGCAAATACCGTCAAGAGCAACTACTGAAACTGTTCCTGTTCCTGCTGCTTCTAATGCTTGGTCTGCATCTCGGCTTGATTCAGCCATTGTGTATGCAATTGGTGTGTCTGTCACACTTGCTGTCATTAGTATTCCACCTGCACCGTACTTAACTAAAAGTCCTTTGCTTGCGAAAGTTTCTGCTATATCTACTACGTTTACCGGGTCGTTTCCACTATATGCTACCATTTTATCTCATCTCCTTTATTGTGTCGTATGTTGGGGCAACCATTTGTGTGCCTTCTCCAACTGCGAGTGTTTTGTTCCATGCACCGGCCCAAGCGTTCCATGCTTTAGCGTATAGTGCTTCATCGTTTTCTACTACTCTACCATTTAGATAGTTAGAAACTTTGTGGGTTGATTCAGAAGCGATTGCTTCTTCGATAGGTTTTTCGACTGATTCAACAGGAGACATTTCTACTTCTGTTGGTGTCGGGTGTGCCTCATTCCATGAAGCACTTAGAGAAGTTAGTGTATCGGATGACAAATCTTCGTGTCCCGACATTCCTAATTCTGATGCCTCATCAACAAGAGTTTGGCGTGTTGCCTCTACTCTTGCTTCTTCTAGTGCCTCAAACTCGCCAGCTCTTGAATTGGCTAAAACGAGGGAAGCCTTAAGTGCTTCAATTTCTGCTGCGTAGTCTACTGTATTTTCTTCTTCGGTCATTATCTCACCTGTTTGTTGGTCTGTGTCAGTTTGTGAATGTCCTATAAAGGTTGCTTCTGCTGCCGTTGCCTCTATTTTTCGTATAGAATCTATCGTAGCCCTTTGATATGCGGGTTTATGGACAATAGCAAGGTGGTCAAACTTAAAATCTTCCCCAAACAACATACCATCTTCGGAAGCCTCGACAGGTACGCCGCTACCCCCAATTGACACTCCGTAGTTATCCCTAGACCATAAGCCGGACTCTAAAGCATCGAATAATTCTGTTCTTACAACGTGTGCTACATATCTAACTTCATAACCACCTGCTACGGTTTTATGGAATGATGCACCTTTAATATATCCGACTACTGCTTCTTCAACACCGCCATTCATATTTCTTGTAAAGCCGCTACCATGTTCACTTGCTGCCGGATGATTTAATGTTAAGTCTGCACCTTTCATTTGTTCTGCTACTAACTTTGCACCTTCTTCTGTTAAGGCCCATTTGTTTTTATTCATACCTTCGTGGAATGCTACACCTCTTATTTCTATAACAGTTTCTCCGGTAGATGCTTCTAGTATTGCTTCTACCTCATCAAAATCTAAATCTAGTGTGACAGAAACTTTTCTGCATTCACCATCTATCATTTCTTCTCCTATTCCACATTCAGAAGCATATCCTTTCTTTTTCTTATCATCGTAATCTGCTTCTGTCTTAAACTCATGTCCTTCGTGTGCAGCCATACATTCTTCTTTAGAATATCCTGCCTCTTGACACCTAGACATATATTCTCCGTGTGTTTCGGAATCTTTTGGTGTAGGTTCTGCTGCTTGTTTCAAAGCCTTTTCCATTGAAGGTTCGGGGTCCTCTACATAAGCAACGCTCATACACTCTCCGTGATTAGCACATTTTTCTTGTGTCATACAAGAAGAACAAACATCGTATGCTGCTTCTGCCTTTTTCTTAATAGGAATACAATTAGGTACTTTTCTACCATTTTTCATTTTCATACCGTATTGTTCATATCCCGCAGTACAAGGGTCATCAGCATCTTTAGCCTCAACCTCTTCATCATTACATCCACATCCACATGGTGTTCCATCTTCTGCTTCTACTTTTGTTCCGCCTCGCCATTGTCTACAAGACCAATACCTAGCCTTCCATTTTGGGCCGGGTGTTTTACAGTTATGTCTAGCACGAAATGATTTTCTTCTAGCGGGGTCATCTCTTTTGATTTCCATGTTAGGGTCGCCAAATCGTACAATAACTACTGTGCCGCTACCATTTTTAGTATATACCGCAAACTTTTTAGGTCCACCCTTTGTTCTAAAGGGTTTATTGAGACTTACAGTACGACCTTGATACTCGGCTGCTGAAACATCTTCTTCATCCCATTCTTCGTATGCTACTACTTCGCCACTACAACCGCATCCGCACGACATGGTTTTTCAATTTAGGGTTTGTCTTATTAATCTATTCTAGTATGCCGGATTGTTTTAGACTTTCTATCAAATCTTTATAGATTGAGTAATCAGATAAAGTGCATATAGGTTCTATATGAGTATCACCTATACTATAATTAGCGTATGATTTAGGGCTTACATATACCTTAAAGTCCTCACTAACATAAGTGTAGTTATCTTCTACTCTTACAATAATATAGAATGGTTCTTTTTCCACTATTTCTCCGGTAATACTACTACAAGAAATCATATTCGGGTCATAAAAAGGACTTGTTTCAAACGCAGGTGTAGCAAAAGGCACAAGAAAAACAGACATCATACATATAGCAATAAACTTTTCTATAACTTCGTCTTTATCCATTAGCCCCACTTTTCCGTATCAAGGGCCATAGCAGCGATAACGATAAATAATAGGATGCAACAAACTTCGTTGAGTGTCATAACACTAGGTTATCCTAGTGTTTTATGATTATTTACTTTTTGCCGCCTTTAGTAATTTGAAATGCTTCCATATCCAAAGTGTGTTTTTGTTGCATGGCTTCCATATCCAAATCGTGCTGTAGTTTTAATTCTTCTAGTTTACGAGTGTGGTTTTTAGATGCGTTAGTAGATTCTACGTCAGCGTTTAGTCTGTCGGGTAATACTGCAATTTTAGCACTTTCTTTACCTTTAAATAAATCTAGTACACTTGTTATAATAAGAAGTGCAGGACCACCTAATAGACCAATAACTGTAAGTTGTGAATCCGATATATCACGTTGTTCTACAACGCTGTAATAAGAAGCAGCCGCAGCGATTATAACCCACGCCATAACAACACCCATACCAAAAGTTAGCATAAGTGTTTCGTTGGGATTTGTCATTTTTGGGCTACTCATGTCTTTTCGTTGTTCGGGGTGTCTTTTAAGTATTATTGCTGCAACAGCACCCAAAGCCGCTAAAACAAGGCTATACACCGCAAATTGTAATTCCGGTATCATATATCTTCCTCGCTAGGTGCGCTTTCTTGTTCATTTTCTCTAGGTAAACTTCCTACATTTGCAGGTTGTTCGACCTCTTTTCTTTCATCACCTTCTTTGCCTATTTCCGGTAAGTTTAGAATATCAAGGGATTGATTGAGCGTAAGTAGGCCACCATCGTAACCCATCGTAACTCTTTGCATAACATTTAGTGGAGACTCCATATCCATAGCGTCAAACTTAATAGTAGGTAAATCTTGTCGTCTATATGTTATGCCTAATAGGTCTAAGTGCATCATAAATAATTGCATGGCAGACTCCGCTAGTATTTTGTGCATACGGCTTATTGCTTGTACGGCCCAAAGGTTAGCATTGAATGTTGCTGCGAATGTAGAGCCACGTTCTTGACCTGCTGCTACTCTTGGTACTTGTAGAACGGCTGCAATATCGGCATTTATACTATCTAGGAAATCTGCACTATTAGGCATTGTATTACCTAAATCTACGTGGTGTAGATTAACGTAATGCGGTAATACAGGTATTTGGTCGCCCCTTAAACCGGAGAATAAACTAATTACCTCATCCATAATAAATGATAACCTTTGTGATTGTTCAACAGGGTCTTGTATGTGTTCAATAGCAGATTTGTCTATCGTAATGTATTGTTTAGTCATAGCATCTTCTAAAGATATACGATTATTCATACTGTTGTATTTCATGCGTATTGCTTGCTTTAGTGCCGAGAAACGTGATGCGCCCCATATACCATAAGTCTTTCTACCTTTGTTATCTGTAAACCAATTAGAACGGAAATCAACCTTTATGTGTAGTATTTCTTTTGCGGAAATAGCAACTTCGTAAGGTGATGTTTCCCGCATAATATATGTTCTTGGGTTAATTATAGGGTTATCTTCGTCAGCAACGAAGTAAGAACCTACACCGCCTCTTTCATCAACAATAGTTATTTGTTTGATAGGAAGGCTTTGTAGACCTGTGACCCCTATACCTTGTTTACCTACTATTTTGTTAATGTCATTACCGTAAACCATCATATTACGCATAGAGTTAATCATAATGTCGTCAAAGTCAAGAGTATCTTCTACAAGTGTTTGTATGGCGTTTCTTATCTGTGCATTTTTACCTTTAGAATAATTTATTTCGTAATTATTAGCCGTAAGTGATACAGCACGAACCGCACCGTTCAATTCCGGGTCTAACTTCAACATAAGGTCATACAAATCAAACTCATTGTCAAACTTACTGTCTTGTCTTAGTTTTTCTGTATCTCTAACAATATCCGGTATTCCTGCAATTGCTGAAAACTTTTCGTTAGTAGATAACGCTATTCTCTTCGGTTCTACGGGTTTTTCTACACTTCCGGTTAATCTTTGCCACAAACTTCGCTCGGCCATATAATTACGAGGTTTCGGTCGTTTTATAACACTTTTTGATGTTTTTCTTAATTTTTTTTATTTTTTCGATATATTACAAAATTAATAAAACGCTGTACTGCGCTAATTCTTTCTATTTATTTTATTTCTTCTATAGTATGGATGAAGTTAATAACTAAAAGAGTAATAGATAGACAGGGCCGCCGCCTACCCATACTAAAGAAAAAATAAATTAATTCACACATAGGCTTTTGGTAAAGCGTTTTTTTAATTTTGTTAAGTGTAGAATCAATAAAAATAAATAAGTATTATAAGACGATATGAGCAGGACAGTACAATGGGAAGGTATCAAGGGGGCTACGACCTCATAGAAAAATACGCCAATGATAGGACTTTTAGGAATAATTCTGACTTTGCTCGGTTTTTGCACGAAGTTGAGCCACAATGCTCGATAAACAGTTGGAGATGTAGAATACAACGGTGGGTAAAGCAAGGAAATGACTTTAGGGACACTACTACTACAGAATTATCTGTAAATAAGATAAGAGTTTACTACGATAAAGCAAATGACACTTATTTAACGGTGCTAGATGCTCTAGGTGGTGAAATGGTTGCTATTGATGGTGACAAACACAGAAATATGAAAAAAGATTATTCAGATGACGGTAATGGTTTGTCTGCAACAGATTTGGCTAGAAAGTACGGAATACCTACAGGTTGGATTAAGGAATACATAAGAGTTAATGAATGGAATCATGGTATGGACATTTTTACCGATGAAGAAGTTATGACAAAGACTACTGATGATTTAGTAAATGAAACTCTTGCTGTTAGGCGTATGCAAGTAGCAGAAAAAGTAGAAAGTAAGCGTTGGGCTGAAATAGAAAAAGATGCTAACGCATATAGGGCTTTTAGTGATACAATTCTTAATGAGTTTCTTACTTTAATCCCAAAAGTAAAAACAAGTACGAAAAACAGAATCAAGATGACGGAAAACGGTAATTATGCTGTAGTCATTTCTCCTACTGACTTACATTATGGTAAATATGGTTGGAAAGATGAGGTTGGCGAAGAATATGACCTTGACGAAGCACGTTCAAGACTTATTGACCGCACAAACAATTTAATTTCAAGATTACCTAGTAGACCCGACAAAGTTATTGTAACTGCGGGTTCTGATTGGTTTCATGTTGATAACGATGCAGGTACTACTACAAAAGGTACAGCACAAGATATGGCGGCTACACCTGCACAAATACTTATGGGTGGTTGTGAGTTAGCAAGAGAGCATATTGAAATGCTTCGTGCTGTTTCTCCTGTACAAGTAGTATTTATGTGTGGTAATCACGATAGACATAGTAATTTTGCTTTGATGATGTATTTATCTGCACTTTATGAAAATGCAGACGATGTAGAAGTAATTGTTAGTCCTTACCCTCGACAGTATATAGAATACGGAAACTCTTTGTTAGGTTTTACTCACGGTGATGGAGTTAGGGGTAATGACTTACCTGCACTTATGGCTACAGAAGAAAGACAG